CCAATATCCAAAACCTGTTCAAATAATAATAGATAAAGAATTGATGAAAGTTCTCCCCCCAATACTAAGTGCGTGGAAAAGAGTGCAAAATCAAGTTAGTATTCACCATAGGGTGCATTATATCGAACCTTCTGTTTGGAATGATAACGAACTTGCAGATTGGATTATACAAGAAATAGAATTGGGTGAGAAGAATGAGAGCAGATGAAGCAAGAAAAGCAGTTGAACAAACAGAACAATACCAAATTGAAGAAAGATTGATTATCGAAGAAGGTGAGCGCAATATAAATCGGGCCATAAAAAGTGGAAGAATGAAGTGTTCTTCGGGTCTTAACTTTAATAATCAACATCATTGGGATTCTATTATGAATTATTGGAAGGGTTTAGGCTACACTATTGTATGGAATATAGGAGGAGGCTACAATCCTTCTCGATACCCAAGTGGATTAAGTTGGTGAAGAAGAATGAGTAAATACGAAGAACAAGTAATTAAAAAGATTAGAGAAAGAGCCGAAGTGGGCAAGAACAAATACGGTGTAACAATGGAACGCACTGATTTAGATACTATGGAATGGCTTGTTCACTTACAAGAAGAACTAATGGATGCGGCTGTATATGTTGAAAGACTAATGAGAGACTTTGAGAGATTTAAGTTAGCCGCTAAATATGGTGAAGAGTTTGCAGACTTGATGGAGGAAGTTTAATGAAAATTAATATTAACGGACACATTGAAGTCGGTAAGGAATGGGGGGAAGATACTAATTATTTGCGAGAGCATTTAGAGTATTTGTTTATGGAATACCTTCAAGGTGAAGGAATAAGTTTTAAGATTAATGAATGGATAGTGATTGATAATGATAATAGACACAATGGGAAGTAAGATACATCTAAGATGGAGAGAAGATGGACATAGAAAGGAACAAACAATAGAGGATTACAAGCCATACTTTTTTGTATCAGCCTCATCTAATTGGAATACTAATAGAGTCATTATTCGTAAATACAGTAAGAAGTATTCAATACCTATTGAGATTGAATTGGGCAATTGGACAAGTCTTCATGGTAAAAGGTTAAAGAAAGTAATTTATCATAACCCTAAAGACCGTTGGACTATTATGAGCCAACTTCATAAAGATGGTATCGAAACCTTTCAAGCCGATGTAGATATTAAACGCCTTTATGCTGTTGATTGTATGGCTGAGATTAAAGAATACGAACACCGTAAGTGGTATTTCGATATTGAATCTCAAGTCGGAGGAATACATGACGGTAAAACAACTGTGCTTAGTATCTATGATTCATTTACCAAAAAGAATACGGTGATGACATGGTTTCCTAAAGAGGCCCATGTAGAAACTGAACTCAATTATGTAGAAGTATATGAAAACGAGACTCAAATGTTCTACGCTTTTATTCGTATGATGCAGGAACAAGACCCTGATATGATTATCGGTTGGTATGTTCTTGGCTACGATATTCCTCAGATTATCAAGCGTATGTGTAAATTGGGTATTAACCCTAATCTCATGTCACCTTGTAACGAGGTTAAAGATGTTCGTAGAAAGTTTGCTAATGGTGAACCTGTCGGTTGGCAATTAGGAAAAGGAACTGGTGAAGAAAACTATTTTAATAGCGCACAACCTATTCGAGGTAGATTAACATTCTGCCTAATGGATAGATTTGAACGCCTTTGGACTGATTCTCAAAATGGCACACTACCTTCTCTAAAGTTGGATGATTGTGCAAACCTTGTTCTTGGTAAACGAAAGGTTTCAAGTTCAAAGTTTGAGGACTTGGAGTTCTATGAAAGAGCGTGGTTGGAAGACACACATACTTATCTCAAATATGCTAAAGTAGATGTAGACCTGTGCGTAAATATTGACAATAAATTAAATGTAAGTGAAAACAGTCTTGCCCTACAACGACTTATTATATGTCCTTTCGAGAATACATACCATAATTCTCAAATGGGTGGAGTATATTTTATGCGTAAATCAAATTGGATTCCCCCAACAGGGGTTAAAACTGAGAAGGAAAGATATGATGGTGCTTTCGTTATGAATCCTGATATTGAGGGAACTTATGGCTTACATGAAAATGTCGCTGTATTCGATTTTAAATCTCTATACCCCTCAATGATGGCCGCTGTAAATATCTCTTGGGAAACTAAGCGTGATGATGGCTACCCTGTATGGATTAACACACCTAAACATTTAGGTGATTTTGAAGAAAAGCCAACTTATTACTACGAAAAAGATACACTTGGGCTTTTACCTCAAGCAGTTATTGACATGATGGCTTTGCGTGATGAATACAAAACTTTGCGTAAAGAGTCTAAAACTGACGAAGAATATATTAAGTGGGACTCAGCACAAATGGCTACGAAGAGGGCGGTAAATGCTTTCTACGGTATTCTCGCAAAAGAAGGTTTTGGTTGGGCTGATATGGAAATGGTTCAATCAATTACTGCTTCTGCTCGTCATGCTATGCGTGAAACTGCTTTTAAAGCGCAAGAATTAGGCTATGAAGTTATTTATGGACACACTGATTCTGTTTTTGTGAAGGTTCGTGATGTAGAAGACGCAAAACAACTAAGAGTTTTGTTAAATGACTATATTTCACGAGAAATCTTTAGAGAACCAGTAGAATTAGAGTTTGAAAAGTTTGCCAGTAAGTTTTTCCTTTCTAAGAAGAAAAATCGCTACTGTGGTTATCTTTCTTGGAAGGATGGAGAGTATTTAGACGAAGATAAGTTCTTCGTAATGGGTTTTGAAATGAAAAAATCAAATGAAACAAAAGTTGCTAAGAATTTCCAAGAAAACTTATTAAAAATGGTTGCATCCTTTGAAGATAAAAAAACTATTATTGATTATTGTAATAGTCAGTATGCAAAGGTCATAAAAGGTGAACCAAACTTGAAAGAAATTAGTAAAAGAAGTAGACTTCGTAGAAATATTGAGGACTACGAAATGATTGCTGGCGGTTCTGCTGGTATTATTTACCATAATCAACAAGGATTGGGTAAAATTAAGAAAGGTGATGCGTATTATTACTTCAAGGTAAATAATACAGACTTGGATGAGAAATGTTATATCGTAAAAGGTGTATCTAAACCATGTGAATATATTTCGTTCTTGAAGTTCAAGGACATAGAAGGTAAGTTCACACCTGATTGGGAGTTCATCGCCAATGGAGAAATAATTAAGAAGGCTATGCTTGTATTTGATAGCATGGAGTGGCCTATAAAACTCATTAAGAAAGACATTAACCAAACAACATTAGAGGAATGGTGGTAACATGGGAAAAAAAGAAGGAACATATTATAAAACAATGAAAGCGTTACAACAGCGTAAGAAAAAGAAGCAAGAAGAAATAAATGCAATTGAACAGGAGTTCCTAAAAGTCGTTAAAGACGAAAGGCAGTTCTGGTCTAAAAAGGGGTATTGTAGTATCTGTTTTACAGAAGGTAAGACCGAGTGGCATCACATTATTTCGCAACATAGATGTAGAGAAATAGGAAAAGAATATCTAATCCATTCTCGAAGTAATGTAGTTGAGGTGTGTAAAGAATGTCACGATAATACTACAGCAAGTTTGCGTAGAGCCGCATTTGAAGAAAAGGGAATTAGCACTACAAAAACTGTAAGAAATCCCGATGGCGTTGTTACGGATGCACAGCGTAATTATATTATTAAATTAGGTGGAGAAGCATCTATTACAGAAGAAATGACAAGAGGTGAAGCATCAGCCCTAATTGATGAACTAAAGGAAGCGGAAAGAAATGGATGAATATGCAACAGAATGGACACAAAAAGACTTAGATAACGGATTTACATATCAGTGGAATCCTGATGATATTGATGGCCCTACATTGAAGATTACAAAATCTTCTTTGGGAACATTTAACTTTTGTAATGGGTCATACAAATATAGTTACGACCCATTCGCTCAAGGTAAAAAACAGCAAAAAACTTCGGAGGCCATGTTTAGAGGAACAATTGTTCACAATGCACAAGAAGAGTTTTGGAAGATGGTGAAACCAGAAAAGGCTATGCCTTTCATTGATGATTCAACTAAACTCGTAAAGCATTTTAGAGAGTATTACCCTGAAGGAAAAGATGAAGACACTAATGATTTATACAGGGCTTTATCGGCATGGCAAGCAGAAAGATTTATTGAATGTGTTCACGAGGGAACTGTAGAAAACTTTATCCCAGTAGGTAATGAAATAATGCTTAATGCTCGTTATAGAATCAATGGCATCAATATTCATTTACAGGGAATTATTGATAGATTATTTTTTGACGACAATGGGTATATTCCTTTTGAATTAAAGACGGGCTTATGGAAGGATAGTAAGAAAACTAATATGAGAAAAGAAATGGCCTTCTATCAACTATTATACGACCATGCGGATGAAGAAGAACTTATCTCATATGGGTTAAATCCACATATAGGTATTACACATTGGGGTTGGATATTCCCTAAGAGTAATTACATATATGTTGAAGAGGTCAAGAAGCGTTCTACTACTTCTGTGATAAACTCTATACAAAAACTGATAGATGCTTACATGAATAAGCAGTTTGATTTTTCTTACTTCCATAAGAAGTGTGTTCACTGTGGACACTTTGAACACTGTGAAGCAACAGGCGGGGGAACAAATTATGATTGGTTCTAAAATTCTCAAAGAAATTACAGAATACAAGTGGACATTCAAGGAGTTAATGAAAATGGATGATGTTATATTTAATATTATAAACAACATGGAAGAACATTCTTGGGAAGAGATGCTTGATTTCTTAGGTCAAGAACAGAAAGACTTAGTGAAAGGTTGGTGGACTGAAAAGGCTACCTTTTATGCAAAACAGCAGATGCTTGAACTTATTGACGAAGCACCAGTAATGCTTTCTCAAGTTTCTCAAGTTCCCCCTACAATAGAAGAACAGAAAGATAAGATAACTCTTACGAAGGAACAGTTAAAGAAGCAGATTAAAAAAGATACAAAGGTGTTGTAAATGAAAAAGAAATGTAGATACTGTAAGGCAGAACTTACAGACAAAGATAAAGAACTTTGTTCACTATGCGAATCAAAGGACTTTTTAGATTTAATGGATTAGGTGATGAGATGAATTATCCGAGAGAAATGTGGGCAGGTAGCCCATTGGAAAACGCAATACAACCGAGAAGAGTTGTAGTGCAAACCAAAGAAAAATACAAACAATTCGTTAAAGCGCATAATGGTCGCATGAATGTTTATACTTCTGTTTATGATTATGAGGAGTTTTCAAAAGACAGAGGACTTGAACATACTGTAATTATTGATAGACTGTTTTTAGATATTGATGCACATGGAGATGAATCTTTAGAAGAGGCGTGGGGAGACATGAAGATACTACATAAATGGCTTACAGAAAACAACTACAAACACAACATGGCTTTTAGTGGTAGAGGTTTCTACATATTCGTTTATGGTAAAAGAACTTTTGATTTGAGAAGAGTAAAGGCTTTCTTTAACATATGTCACGATGTATGCGGTAAGTCTCCTCGATTAGATAACCGAGTAATAAATACTGCTCGATTGAGAAGAACTCAAAACACTTTTCATTTAGGTGCTAAGTTATTTTCTATAAATCTAATTCGTAGTGATTTAAAAAAGCCGTTGTCGTCTATTACCAAATTAGCAAAGAAACCTCGTAGGCAACATCCTATTTGGTATGGTGAAGGTTTAGTGGAATGGCCTCAAGTTAAGGAAATGGAAGCGGCAGAAATTGAAATTGATTATGTTGAAAGTCCGGGTGATTTACCTATTCTTCCGTGTCTTAATGCGGCAGTAATGACTCATAACCCATTACATGAATCTCGACATTACTTAGTTCAATGGTATAATGAGTTCTTATCTGACTTAGCAGTTGTTGAAAAAGGTTTAGACTGTTCACCGAGAGAAGTAGGTGGAGATGCACTTGTAGATATTATTGGTATTATTTCAGGTGAGATTAAAAAGATTGCATCCAATGAAGATGTATGGATTGACTATGATGAAAGAAAGACTTTAAGTGGTGTTTCATATGTCGTTAAAAAGCGATATATGGCCCCCTCCTGTCAAACTTTAATCAGTAAAGGGTATTGCATAGGTAAGTGTTGGAGATACCCACAGGGGGCTTTAGAATGATGATAGATAGTAGAGAAGATTCAGTGTTAAGTGAGTTGGTTATACAATACTCTTTAATATCTAATGTTACAACCGAAAAGGTATTCTTAGAAGTAGGAGATTATATTACAGGAGATGTATGTATTGAGGCTAAAAGTGTAGAAGACTTTTTACAGTCAGTGCGTAACAAAAGAATGTTTAATCAGATTAGTAACATGGAAGATTCTTATGTGAGAAACTATATAGTTATCTATGGTAATTTATCCGATGCAGGTTCTTATCTAAACCATGTCAGGTCTAACTTTAATGATAGGTCATGGAGGCTTAGATTACAGAAAATGTTTATAGGTGCATTATCCAGCATAGCATTGAATACAAAAACAACTCCGGTTTGGGTTGCAGATGTAGAATCGGCGGCACACTTTATTGTCGCATGTGAGCATCACTGTGATAAAGAAATAGATTTGCAGAAAATGTTACCAAAGAAAACAAGAACTGATGATGTAAGGTTGGATATACTTTGCACTATACAAGGAGTTACAATAGAAAAGGCTCGAACTCTTTTAGCGGAGTTTGGGTCATTATTAGAAATCGCTACATGCGAGGTTAAGGAAATTATGAAACTAAAAGGTATTGGTAAAGTGACGGCCACCAATATATCAAATGCGTTAAACAAAGAAGAAGAGGTGAAATACTAATGGTAGAAGATTTAGAAGTAGATGAATGGGAATTATATGAAGCATTGGAAAAGATGCAGAATGTAGATATAGAAATAGAAAGGCGTGGTTCTGTAACTATGCCTGAAGTTGTAGTGAGGTGGACAGAAGTTGTAACGCAGTTTTCATTGTATAATGATTACCCCGCACAAATGGCTTTTTTTACAACTCTCGGTCAGGTCTTAAAAGATAAGTTACGAGTTCCTGTAGGTCGTCTTTCTCTTGACCCAAGAATACACTTTTGTTGGATTCAAACAGCCCGTAGTGGAAAGACTACAATGTTTGATTTTCTTTCCCCAGTTTGGAAAAGGACATTTGAATTAATTAACGAACACCCAATGACAGGAGAAAATCCGAGAGGGCCACTATCAGGAGTAAATTATTTCAACCTGCAAAACCCCGATGCTTTTACAGACCAAGCATTATTAGGAACTAAAAAGTTTGGTGTTAATAATCCTCAATGGGTTAGAGGTGAAGAAAATGAAGATATTAATGGAGACCCAATACCTGAGTTTATTGATTTAGATATTGAAGGTGCTCTATTTGGTTCTGGTATTATTGCCTTTGATGAGTTTGAACATTCGGGTATCTTTAAAGAAACACAACATAAGCAAGACACTGTAATGATGTTTCAAAAGTTTATGAATCGTTTAGATTCCGATACACACTTAATCAAAAAGCGTTTGACTGAATGGGGTAAAGATTTGATAGTAGATTGTCAGCGTAGTTTATGGGCTACAACCTTACCCCCACAGGGTTTAGAAAAGGTTATTCTTACAAAAGGTGTCTTTCAGCGTATGTGGTTATATGTTCGTGAAGTTCCCGAATCATTAAAAATGCAAATGGAGGAAGAGTATTTGGACATGGTAGGTAATATCATTGAAGATGAAAATGGTTCGGATGCCTTTACTGTGGAGTTTTCAGAAATGCTTTATGATATTTATTGTTGGGTTGATATGAGACATAAGAAAGTCGGTGATAAAAGATTGATTACAACCTTTACCCCCGATGCACAAAAAAGGCTCAAGACTGTTTGGCGTGGTATGCGTAAATACATGGAAGGTTTTCCCGACCATATTTATGCGGCACTAAATACTTTCTTGATGAATACAATTAATAATATGTGTAATGCGGCGGCTCTTTGTGCTTGTGCAGAAAAAAGTCCAGTAATTACAGCAAAGCATATAGACCAAGCAAGAATATTAACTGATACAAGTTTTGATTCTATTACAACTTGGTTTAGTGACAGACTTAAAAAAAGTCCTAAGCGTATGGCAGAAAAAGGTCGTGAACAAATGATTGCTAAGGTTTATTCTTCTTCGGGTAAAAAAGATGGATGGGTGTCGAAAACAGAAATGGTTAATAACTACATGAAAATGACTAAGAAAAGTCGGCCAACCTTTTATAGGGAATGGAATAATGTAGAACATTTATTCGAGCAGAAGAAGATGAACAGTAGAGTTTATATTAGGAGGAAGGAATAATGTTTATGAAAAATAAAATACTAAGATTTAGACAAGTCTTAGACGAGGAGAAAGTTTCAAGGGAAGATATTATTGACATGTTTATAAATTATATAGAAGAAGATATGCTTTTAAAAATAATTGACATGATGAATAGTAATTATCCCGTGGATGTAATAAAAAATATGGATGTGAAAAATAATGAATAAAATACTATCGTTTGATATAGAAACAGGAAACACAGCCGCTGATATAGGCGGTTGGCAGAATACCCATATGTGGCAGGTAACTTGTGTTACTACTACGGATGGAGAGAATAATACGGTTTATATTGATAAGCCGGTAGAAATAGACGGTGCAGTTGTCAAAGAATTAAAACAGTTAAAGTTTGATTTAGACGACCACTTTCAAAAGGGTGGTAAATTATTGGGTCATAATATCGTGGCCTTTGATTTACCAGCATTACGAGATTCAATGGACATTTATATTGTTCGTAAATATCTCGAAGAAAAAGAAACCCGTTGTATTGATACATCAAGAATGGTGACAAAAGCAGCAGGTAAGCGAGTGCAGTTAGATAATCTTGCAAAGTGTAATCTTAATTCTCAGAAATCGGGTGATGGTCTTATGGCTGTTCGATGGTGGAGTGAAGGTAGATATGAAGATGTAGCAGAATATTGCTTAAAGGATTCCCAACTTACATTAGATGTTTGGAAAATGGGAGTAGAAAATGGTAATCTAAGTTTCTTTGATGAAGACTTAGGAGAGTTAGTGAAGATTGATTTAGAGTGGTAATTGAGTTTTAAACTAAAAAAATGTTCTGTTATAAACCTATGAAAACACAAACAGTTAGAAAAATACTTTTTTTGGCCTCGGCCCCGAAGGGGGTCGGGGCTTTTTTTTATTAAAAATTTTCTATCTGATTTTTTACTAAAATTTACTTGTTAAAAAAATTTAGATATTAAATCTAAGGTTTCTTCTGCATATTTCATATTCTTGTTGTGGTTGTTAATTATTCTTCTAAATCTTTTCCAGTCGCCATACGGCCACCCTTCGCTGTCTTCATCTTTCGCATATTTATATTCACTATAAATTCTTTCCAAATCCCTTTTAAGTCTTCGTTGATATTCGTCTAATTTTGACATCGAGTTTTTATATTTGCGCCTATCTTCTACTGATGTCTTTTTATTAGGTTTTACAGGTGGAAGTTTCGTCTTTAATTTTTCTATTGAAATTATATATTCTTCAAGTTCTTTTAAATAAGTATATAAAAAATTTTCATCTTCGACTAATTTCATATCATATTTTTTAGGTCTGTTGGGAAGTCCTTGTAAAGTTCTTCTTATTTGCCTACCCATTTTTCTGTCTTTAATTTTTGAAGTTTTCACCTTGTCTAATATTTTCTTGTGCGCCTCAATAGTATCAGGGTTATTATGTTTACGACCTGCACGAACATAATGTTCTCGGTTGTATTTTAGAATGTTCTCCCAACTCATCCGTCTTCACCTATTTTTTTCCATCCGGTAATTGCAGAATCAATAGAACTCGGTATAGCATAACCTTTTTTATCGGTTAATAATTCTTTTAATTTTCCATATCCTTCGGGAATATATCTCATCACCATCAGTTCAAATTTACCTTTTAAATTTGTTGAAGGTTTTTGTTCCGTTATTTCTATATATTTAGGAAACAGTTCTATAATTTCTTCAAACTCATACACATCTTTTCTACCCGTTTCTTCTAAATGATTACTAATTGCCTGTCTTACAGCAGAACCTATAATTTTCATTGCTTTTCCTTTTAATATATCTTGCCAACTCATTTCTGCTCACCTGTGACAAAATCTTTCTTTGTTTTCTTCTCGACCTCATCAACCTTTTTTGATTGGTCGTTAAACCAAGCATCTAAATAATTACAGCGAGTCACTTTTCTTCACCTAATTGTTCTTTATAATACTTCAAGGCATCTTTAGCCTTAGTATCATTGGGGTCTCTTTTAAGTCTACGCTCATACTCAGCAATTTTTTCCTTAAAATAAGTTTCAGCATCCTTTTTCAAAGTATCTCGCCACATATTTATTCCTCAGTATCTTCGCCCATCTTATGAATAGGTGTAAGTTTGACAATAGTTTCCTTATGCTTCTCAACGATGTGCTTATGTTCTTGAGCCGCTGTAAGCATTTCCTGTTCATGCTTTTGTCGAGCCTTTTCTAAATCAATTACATGTTGCTTATTTAGTGCATCTCTTTCTCTTTCGTGTTCCATTTCAACACCCATGTTATCAATTTCGATAGTCTGTTCAGACTCCCACATTCGTAAAACTGTTTGTAATGCTGGTGCTGAAACACCACTGATGATTGCGATAAGTGCAATAAAGCCGTCAAGGTTTGTTAATACAACATCAGGCTTCCATATACCCATACCTACTACTGCACCTGCGGCAAGAAGCCATAGATAAATTGCTGGCAATACTGTTCGTTTAACCATTCGGTCGTTAAATGTATCTTTTGTTTCTTTCATTTTATTCTCCTCTTAAATTTTTTTGTAATCTTGCGAGACCTATTTTTAAATCCCTACCTGTGCTATGTATATTGAATCTACCATCCTTTCTTGCGGCTACGGTAATACTGGAGGTAGCGGGAACATGAGACATATTTCTTTCATTTAAAAAAGTAATATACTGCTGGGGATATACAGGTGCGTTCCACATAAGAATATATTCTTCTAATAAATCTAAATGCTTAGGTCTGACCTTTACACGCTTTAAAATAGATTCCCACATCATAGTATTTGCACTCCTGTTAAATATGTAATGCCGATTGCGGCGAGAAGATAAACTCCTCTTCGTAGCATAACCATGTCTTTTTCCATGTGAAATAAATGATTTGTCTCAATTGTGTGAACTCGTGTGTCAATGTCGTTCACTTTCGAGACAAGCCAATTTATTTTACCATCCGAATCTCTCTCAAGGACTTCATCTAAATCAGACATGCCTACCACTGTTATAAACGAAACAGTAACGACTATTTAATATTTGTCTATTATCAAGGGACTAGCACAGTAAAGTTCCAATTTTTAGTAGTAGTTCCCCCAGCATTTGTTACGGCTAATCGTAATGTATATTGGGCGGCCATCCCTTGAGAAGCACCTGCACCAATTGTAAATATAGGGTCAAACCCTGCTGATGTTCCACTTGTAGGAGAAACACCGGAAACTAAACCAAGTCCATTATCTACTGTTATTACAGACCATGCAATAGAAGTTTCTGTTCCAGTCCAATTACCATTTAAACCAACCGTTACTGCTTGACCCGCTGAAACTTCTAATGGGTTTAAAATTACTTGATTATGTGTTGCAGAACCTCCTACGGTTTTAGTGAACTTACTATTACCATCACCTGTTGCACCTGTTCCATTATCGTCTTTAGAATAAATATCCGATACTGCTGAAACAACAGCACCCAAAGCATATGAATTGATAATAATAGTTCCCATAGTATCATGTCCTATATCCATAAAGTGTGACCTTTAAACCTTTACCGGCTGTTGAAGAACCTATTTGGTCTATATTAAATTTAATTTCAGCATCATTGGCTAAAGCAGGGCCAGCACCACCAATAACTGCGGCTGTTGCGGCAGTTGAAGAAGTTTTTTCACCTGCATCTATTGTTAATAAGGTTGTTAAAATTGTCGAACCCGCTTCTTCTATATCTACTATAATTGTTGAACCTGCTGGTGCAGTATTTACAGTTGCCTTAACTGCTGTTAATGTCATAGCAAAGGGCATATTAAAGTAAGCCTTTCCATCTCCAGTTGTTAAATTAGTTGTTTCATCCGATAAAGAAATAATAAATACTTCTTCGTCTAATCGAATATCATTACCTGCATCATTGGTAAAGTATAATTGATTTGGTGCTACTTCTTTAACCCATAGTTGTCCATAAGTTGCTAAATCAGCAGTAGCCGCTGGTCTTTCTTTTATCATCATCGAACCCTCAAGAGATAATTTAGCAGTATGGGCCGCTGTAGGAGTAATACCAATTCCAACTTTATCTTCTCCTGCATCTGCTACAATAAGTTCTGGGTCGCTATTACCTTCTACTCTAAAGTCAATATCAACTCCATCTTCATTAATTACAGTTTCTCCTGCTACCATAGATATTCTATTAACAGTTGAAGCATTTTTAAGTGTTCTAAAATGCAATTTTCCATCTTCGGAACCATTAGTCACTGTTTGTATTTCGGAAAACATATCAGCATAAACAGTTGTATTACCCCCACTATCTCTACCTAAAAATTTTACATGCCCTAAATCATCACCATTTGCAGGAGAAGAAGAATCTCTTAATAATCCAAAATCGGGTGCGGCTGAAGAACCGGCTTCTGTTGATTCAACTAAAAGTTGATAAGTCGAAGAATCTGTTGATTCAATATGTAAAGTCGCTTGAGGTGCTGTTGTTCCAATACCAACCTTACCACCATTAAATAAAGCGGCATAATTAGTTGAACTTCCAGCACTTGTTTCCACTGTCACATCTAAACCAATGTTTTTTGTTGTTCCTTGTCCGTTGGATTGTATCACATCTATATCTAAACCTGTAATATTAACAGTTCCACTTGCATCATTTGTAACAGTATCTTTAACATCTAAATGTATGCCTGTAAGTGTATTAGTTTTACCACTTGCTGTCGCCCCGTTTTTAATTACATCTACCATCATCCCCTTTATTGTATGAGTTCCAGTTCCTGCTTGAGTAGTTTTTAATGAATGAGGTATAGAACCGGCAGTATCAGCAGGTGTAGAAGTAGAAACTAAATTTAAAACATTTCCGGTAGTTAAAGTAGATGTTGAAATATCTAAAACATTTGCTGTTGTAGTTGAAGAGTCAATATCTATTACTTCTTGGTCTGCGTCTAAATGGTCTATATTTATAGAAGGTAAAGCATGGTCGTTTGGCGGAGTAAGCCAAATATTACCTACTACACCTAATTGAGAATTAGTGCCAAAGTTTAAGTTTGTTTCACCTCGAATACCATTAGCACCTGTAAAAGTTGCTAATCTGTCATTAGAACCATTGGCAACAGAACTAACAGGTAAGCCTGTAATAGTTCCTGCACCATCAACTGAAAAATTTACATCACCATTATCATTCTTAACTTGAAATGCTGTATCGGAATTATCGCTTCCTAATTGCATAATAATTTGGTCGTTGTTATCTGTATTATCAATAGTAAAATCTCCAATAGAATTAGTTAAAAGTGTGCCACTTGCACTACTGACTATCTTTGCTGTTTCCGCATAATAACCTCCAGTTTCATAACCTAATGATAAAGAATTTTTTCGTGTATCAAATGTGTATAATTGAAAATTATAATTTGTTTTAGTGTTATCACTTCCCGCCGTTATTTCAATTAATGCAATTGGAATATTACCAGCAGGTATTTCCCCAACTAAAGCATTTGCCCCGACAAGCGTTCCCTGTGTAATAACAAGACTGGGGTTTGAACCAAGATTAGGAACTAATGAAACTAAATCATAACGAGTATAAGTATCATGTTGAACATCACTTGAATACGCTACATTTATACTACTTCCATAAACCGAATATTGATTATTAGAAGTAAAGTGAATAGGCTGTGCTAAATTAAATCGAGTATATGTTCCGGTATGGTCTATGGTAAATCCAGCATGACCTATACATTTATCCCCTTTATCAAATGCTTCTAATGCTTTAATAAGCCCCGTGTGCATTTTATCTGTTTGGTCTACTAAGCCAGTATTTACTCCAGCACCATTCATCGTAGTTATCTTTCCTCTGTTTGTCATTAATCTACCTCCACTGTAATTATAAACTCTATCTCATCTGAACTTGTAAGTGGGCCTATACCGTCATAATTAACTCTAACTAATAAAGTATTCCCTGAATCGAATATTCCTACTTCTTTAATCGTGTTGCCAACATACGCAGAACCCAATATGGTAAATGAAAAATCAATTGAAGTTTCTCCACTTGAAAGGGCTTGTCCACTTGCACTTGTGATTGTAGCCTTTGAACCTAAAGGTGAATCTAAATCACCAGCATTAGGATTTGTTGAATCTCCACCTGTTCCCACCTGAAAGTGTGTAAAAGTTGAGATAATATAGTCCTTCAAATTTGTTCTTCCTTCTGTTGTTATCATAGTCCTATCCCCGAATTAAAGCCTAATGTCTTTGTGAATCCTAATCCTGTTGATGTTCCAGCCGCAGTTGATGTGTTGGTTATCGTCGCTTTGACAAACTTAACCCGTATTGACTGTATATCAATATTAGGAGAGGTCACGCTCGTATAAACTTTTTGCTTTGCCCTACCCTGTAAATTGCGTGTTTCTGAAATTAACATTGTAAATGTATTTGCTAAGTCACGGTTATATTCTCCAAGTAATAACTTGGTCGGCATACCAATATTCTTTTCAATCTCGATAACCATGTAGTCACCTCTAAAGATTCCCTCTGAGGGATAATAAACTGATACGATATTTCCCGGTTGTAATAGTGGTATTTTATCACCGACTTGTATTTGAATTGCAGATTGTAGACTTGTAAATAATTTTAAAAGTTGTTGGGCTTTTTGAGATACTTGTGCATTGGTGACTAATGAAAAGTCATAAACTTCTTTTATTTTTGAACCTCTTTTTTTAATATCTCGATAGTTTTTAGCACTTCCCTTTACTCCATCACCGAATACTACAACCTCATTAAAGTTATCATATAGCGATTTGTCTTTACTAATACTCGTAACCTTGTGAATATTATTTTCTTCATTAAATTCAATACTTCTATATTCTTTTTCTTCTTCATTTGAAACTACATTAATATTAGAACCATCCACCTTTAGTTTTTTATTCTTAAACGAAAGCACATTGTTAATTGCTGAATAAGCATTTTCTCCTGTAAAGTTAGAACCTATGTAATAATTATTCGTACTTGTGTCTTTTGTATAAGAAATACCTGCGGAAGTTAATATATCGTCAGCAACATCTTCGGAGTCAAGACTAATATTAAATGGTGAACATATAGATAAGGACTTGGGGCTAAAGGATGGATTTTGATTTACGGTGATAGTAAATATAGAACCAATAGACGGAGAGCCAATCATCTTTTTCATTTGCGAAAATTGTATTTTATCACTACTTTCGTTAACAAATAATTCAGTATCAAGTTTATTTATACCATCCGTTAGTAGAACTCTATAAATTCCCGTATTAAAACTATTTGTATAAGACATATCAGCATCTTCTCTTGGAACTAAATAACTTCCAGCCCCCCCATCAGGTTCAATAAGACAATACATAGAACGAACACCACTACTTTTAACTCCGTCAGTAGAAATATTATCACCCATAAAATGTGTTGAAGATGCTACTCTTTCAAGCATTTTGTTAGTGTTGGGTTTTCTTGTGTATATACTGGATAAGGTATTTAGTGCTATTTCTCTTGGTGAAAAATCATAAGTGCAAATTTGATTTATTTTCAATAAAAGCAATTCATCGGTGTCTCCGGAATTAGTAGTAGCATCACTACTTACAGTAATACCACCTGCATTATCAATTTTAAGATAATGAATAAAAGTGCTTGTATCTTTTGATACAGTGTGAGATATAATTTTATGTAGTTTTTCTCCCTTTAGATAATAGCCTGTTAAATTATTACAATAATGAATCCAGTGATTTTGCGTTTGTGTTACACCTCTTCCTAAATTTGTAGTATTAATTGTAATAGCAAGTATTCTTTCAGAACTTTTTAAAGAATCATCAAGTGTTGTTCCGTGAACTATAAAGTCAGAAACATCAATGTAGGGTTTGAATAAAACTTCAACGGGGGTAACACCTGCAAAATCATCTCCAATTGTTTCTTCATTTTTTTCTAAAATACCTAAACCGTTATCATCATCTGCATCACCGTCATTGTAGCCATAGTCTAAAAATTTACCTTTACCACCGGAGAATGTATGTGAAATTCCACCTATTCTAACTTTTGGAGTTCCTGTTGCCTCAAATTGTGTTCCAGTAATTTCCACTTCTCTATAAATAACTCTTTTAGGTTCAAAGTTATATACCGCACCTGAAATATTCGATGTAATACTTGGTGAAACTACTCTTGCATTTCCAGACCAAATACCAGCAATTACTAATTTAGTGCCTGTATAATTAAACCCATAACCTGTTTCTGTAGTTTCATTATCGAGAGTTTCTTGTAAAATGCGATGAGGAATAATAGTGTCTACGGTTTTTGAAGATGAGGTAGTTGATTGATAAAGTTGGAATAATACATTTGTTTTATTAGCATTTGTAAAACTTGCCGCAGTTCCAGATTTATCCGTATGTAGGGTCATTAAGGTATTAGTAATATCTACAATTTTATAATTACCATCATATCCACTACCAGCACCTGAAATTTTTATTACTGTATCTTCAGTAAATACAGCCTTACCCCAACTAATTGTATCTACTACTTCACTAACCATATTATCATTTACAATCGTAAGGACTGTATCAGTTCTACCTGTCACTAAAAACTCTCCATTATTAGCAGCATTAGCAGCACCTTCTATAATCACATATTCATCTACACCTATCCTTGCACTTGTAAAATAGTGTGTTCCGTCTGCCCCGCCTCTTGTAATTGTTTTTGCCGTAGCATTAAATGATATAGTAGTAACACTCGTACCAGAAGTAAAGCCAACTGTTGAATCAAAAGAATTAGAAATATCTGTAAGATAATTTGCCCCTACAATCTGTGAACCTGTGTCTGTAAAGAAATCCAACATAGAACCTCCAGTAATTGTTACTTCTGCGCCATTAAAATTAGCATCTGTTAGCCAAAGAAATCTTTGACTTGGGCCTAATGATGTAGTTTTATATGTTTCTTTATCATATGGATTAGGAAGTAGTATTGCGTTTAAATCATGTGTAGCGGTAGCCATATCATTTAAAGGTTTTTTATTTGCGTCGGAAATTGCACTACCAGTTCCAGCATCATCTTGTGTAGCAGCATCACCATAGTTTGTTATTGCTAAGGCTTTATTATAATTATAAGTAATATTATCATCAGTAAGCATGTCTTGATGTTGAATAGAATGGGCCAATTGATTATCATACCCAGCATTAACATAATAAGGGTTATTTAAATTTGAAGCCAATGCTATATCTGAAGAACCTACTACAACATATAATTTTTGTCCACTTGGATAACCTATAACATTTTCAGGATAATTAGTAGTTAATGTTACTACTCCAGTACTGGGATTAACTGAATCAACTTTACCAATAAATTTAGGTATTTGAACCCCACCACTTGTCGTTGTTGCTATCGTGTTGCTACTAAAAGGGTCAGTGTAAAGATAGAAATTATAACTTGCATTATAAAATCTTACCTCATTAACAGTAATTGTATCACTAAGACTTGGAATATCTGCCGTTAAAGTAATGTGTTTAGGGCTAAATCCGCTTTCAGGAAATGACTTAACTAAATGTGCTACCTTTGTTCTACTATCGGCATTATGTATTATTTTCGTTTCATCAGTTCCGGAATTATTTAATTTATAAGATTCAAAATCAACTTCATTAAATAGATAATCATAAGTAACTTCTGTTAATCTTATTAAGTTTGCTCTTTTTAAATCTCCAGCGGTTGTCTGTATAGGTTGATAAAAATAGTCATCATCTAATCTACCCCTTACAGTAGTTTTTCCCGACCAATTATCGTGAGTAAAGGATTTTTCAGACCCCCTTTCATTTCCTTTAAATACTACCGAGTAATCTTCTAAACTTCTACTGTAAGAACCTTCACTAAATGCAATATTATTTGGATTCTTTTTACTCTCAGGGTAGACATCTCCTACTGAAAATATATGTAAAGGGCCAGAATAATTATCATACATTCCAAATACAAGTTCATATGCTAATGATGGCGATGATGATTGATTAGTCGGAACCATCATTGTTTTACCGTAATTAAAAGCACTGCCATCAAAAAATGTAGGGTATCTTGTCATTAGGTAAGTCTTAGCACCGACTACGGGGTGTATTCCAGTTCTTTCATTAGGTAAGTCTCTTCTAAAATAATCTGTATCATCTGCATGAAAATCAGCAACAGGAATAGTATTGTTGGCCTTATACCCTGAAGCATAAAAATTAAAATTACTATCTTTTTCATAATGATTATTATTAGTAAAAAGACCGTCTAATGTTCCAAGAGTTCCATCAAGAGTTATATCATGTGTCCTTCTTCTCGTTAATATGGATTTACTTAAATTAACATATCTCCATATGGGTGTATTAAATCTTGTAGCATATTGTCCCTTTTTAGCAGTTCCACCTGTAAAACCAGAGTCATCTTGAAATACATTATTAAATGTCTTAGGCGATTTATCTACATTTAACTCATTATTTAGTAAATGTAAATATCCCCCAAGAGGCATTCCTTGTCCATTTATTAGATAAATATTTTGTGTCTTTCTATTTGTATTCAAAAGTGGCGTATCAATAAAATCATCTTGTCTATTATCAATTTCTATTCTACCCAAAACAATAGGTGAAACATACGCCACTTCATACTGTGTTTTTCCATTCTTTAAATCCTGTTCATTTAAAATTGGAAACTCTACCATTGAAGAAATTGTATGATGGTCGAAATCAAATCCTACTGGAGAGTCATAATAAGTAGTAGAGTCATTAACGGTATTCAAAAGATTATCAATATCAATGCCGTTTGTTTCTCCACCACTACCTAAAGCACTTAATCTTTCTGTATCTGAATAATTAGTTCCATCGTGATTAAAATATTTTCCTCCTGTAAATACCGCCCCTTTATCTGCGGTTCCAATTAATGTTGTTGCTCTTTCTGTTGTTCTTAAAGATGTGTCTAAAGTTTTTCCAGCAAGTAAAGTTTTATTTGCTTTGTATATAGGTGTAGCCAATGATGTGCCTGTGCCTGTGTAATCTCCTGAAAACTTTGTAATGTAAGAATCTTTCATAAGAGTAATATTTTGTAGATTAACGGCCTTAACCACTCCTAATAAATAATAATAATTAGAAGTAGAATCACGAATATATATGACATCTCCGAACTCAAGTAGTGTTCCTGTAATATCAGCATTTACATTTATATGAGAATCTGTTGGTGCAAAGGTAAGTGTTTGATTACTTCCATTAGAAGAAACTGCGGCAGAAATTTCAAAGGTAGTATCATTTGTTATCGAAACAATTTTACTTCCAGAAGTAATATGTGTTCCACTTACACCCATATCAACGGCAAGATTAGCAGTTGAATCTATTGTTATCGTAGTTCCACCATTAGTGTAATCACATGTAGCATCTGTAAAGTCTGCGAGATTAATACTATCAATAGTTCTACCGATTGATGTGTAATTGGTATTGTAAGGACTAAAGGTTGAATAGATATATTCTTGAGAATAGGTGTAATTGCGATTAACTGGAGTATTTAAAAGTGTCGCAATTTCATCTCTACCACTTATGGATAATTTAAAAGTTCCTGTTGCTTCTACACTTGTTTCTTTCGATTCTACCTTTCCTTCAAAGACAGGTTTAGATACTAATAAATTACCGCTAAGAGGGCTTGTATAAGTGCTATAATAAGAAGAGGTAGGTTCGGCTACCAATGTAACATAGCCATTGTTTTTATCACCCTTAGCGACCTTTAATTGTCTTCCATAATTTGTTCCCTGTATAGAGTATTCTAAATTATAAATATCTGATTCTGTTTCTGTTAAGGTAATACCATTTCGTGTTATTGTAGTTCCGTCATATTCTGTATCAATTTTATGGGTTGTTAATATAGTTCCAGTAACTCTTGAGTAAAATTTACGGAAAGCCTTTTTATCTGTAAAGGTATGAACCGATGCTGAACCCGACCAAAAGTTTGAAGTTACTGCTCTTGAATCTGAAATAGTAATAGTTTGCACACCATCAACAGGTGCTGTAATTCTTGTTGATTGTCCGTTTTGACATTCATAATAATAGTTATCTACAAAGAAAGGTTCCCAAATACCTGAAGAAGAATCGTATAATAATGTTCTTAAATCTTGTCCTAATAGAAGGCCAGTGACTTCTATTGTAGTGCTACTTTTTCTTGTAAAAATTCCCGGCAATTCACTTTCAGGAATAGTAGAAACATTTTGAGTATGAATTATTTCTTTGATTCTAATGTCTTCATAATCACGAATCTTATGTTCAAGTATTCTTTCTGTATCGTAATATTTGGCTTCAAACATATTACCCCTTGTTGTAACAGTTTTAGATGTATTCAAATGATAGGGAGTTGAAAGTAATTGTGTTCTTTCTGGAGAATCTATAAATTGTAAATAAGTATTGAATCCTCCATCGGAATCATAAATATTTAAAGATGATTGAGCGTATGTTGCTTTTGCGAAAGTGTAATTACTACCTACTGCTGTGTAAGAATTAATACCTTTAGGTTGTGAAACATCGTCATCATTCGACTTGTTCACATCTACAATAGTTGCAGTATGTGTAAAAAATGATTTGTCTAATAATTTATCAGAGGTTATGGGTGCTGTTTTAAAAACACTAACTTGTGGCCCTGTAGAATTAGTGCTTGTTTTTAATAAAGTAAATTTTGTATTTGGTTCTAAGGCCTCTCCCTCGTAGAAGTAAAAAGTTGGCCTACTTACATTTACATATTTGTCGTGTCTTTCTTCTGTTGTGGCTACATCATTTAACAGACCATAACCAACCGCTACAACATTATCTGTGCTTACAGGCCCTTGATATATTGCTACTTTAGTTCCAGCAGAAATGTTTTCTTTTAAACTTGGTGTAAAATCAAACTTGTAAAAGTTTCCTTCATAAAGTGCCTCTTCTGTAATTTTGGCAACATGATGTTTATAAACATTATCTGCATAGATTACAATAAAATAATCTCTCGTGCAACTACTACTTCCTAATAAATGCGAACCTTCCTTTAAACCATCAGCAGAACCAGTGTCTATAATAACTCTGTAATTTGTGCTATCAAATTTATTTTCAGCATAACTCTCTATTGTTGTATTAAGTGGAAAAAGTCTATTAACCTTACTTGAACTTACAGTTCCACTACCCATAGAAGATGCTGAATCCGAATGTATTTCATAACAATGTATGCCTAATGCTGTTGTATTTGTTCCGTCTTCTGTAACTACATTAGGATTAACAGATGTATTACGATTAAATGTTCCTGCACTCGGAGTAGCAGTAAAATCCGTAGGGATTGCTTGACCCTCATTAAATACATAAACATCGTCAGCCATCTAAGTTAGCCTCCTCAAAATCAAGATATAAAAGTAAGTCTCTGTAATTTGGCATAAGACTATTGATACTTCTAAACGACGATTTGTATTTACTCACCATAGATATTTCATGGTATTCTCCCATAAACTGTGACTTTCTAACTGTTTGAAAAGAACCTGCATCGGGATTTTGCCCTAAATAAACATCAGAAGCGTCTAAGGAAAAATTACCAGCCGCACCGTGAACTCCCTCTTTAACCATATTGGAATTATAAAAAATACTTATCTTTCCAGAACTTCTATATGAAACTGCTATATGATGGGGAACTTCTACATATGCGGAGTCTTTAGGTAACTCGTCATAGATATGTGAATCCACAGCAGGTGAATTAGCGATATTATCAAGTGTAATATCTTGACCGCTTATTGCAGTAATTGTTCCTATTAATAATCCCTCATTTGTATAAATTACTTGTCCTTCCCCGTTTTGTGAAGTTCCACTAAGGTTAATAACTTTGGTCGAAGTATTAACTGAATCAACAGTTAAAGCACCTTTATGTGCCACTGGCGTATGTCCATCATAGACATAACTCGAAGACTGAGAATTAAAATGGTTATCATCTACTCTCGTAGCACTAATAACTGTATCACTTGTAACTGAAGTGGTAGTGCTTCCAATAGTCATAGAAACTTTTACAGCATATTCAGCAGGTTGATACCAAGCGTGAGTTGTAGTATTTACTAAAGAAATAGTTAAATTAGTATTATGAAATAAAACCATTTCAACATCATGGCGATTAGCAGTAGGTAAATAAGCCGCCCCCTTTGTATGTCTTGATAAAGATTTAATACTTGCCGTGTATGTTCCTGTTGCAGAATTACCATTAACATCATAAGGAGTTACAAGCATTTCAATTGTGAAATCTCCACTATTTCCCCACATACCAACTTCCTGTAAAGGCACATTACCAGCATCATCCTTATGTTGTAGTTTAACATACCCGTTGCACATTACAGGAAATTGTAATGACTTCTTATCTTTCGAGTATATTGTCTGCATAGTAATCAACCAAGAGGAGTAAAGGCTTGTCTAAAGGAAAAGGTAAAAGTTAGGAAAGGTGAGCCGGGAACAAAATCAGTTTGAAAGTTTTCAATAAACCCTGTAATACCTTCAAATTCAGTAGTAGAAGGAGAAGGCATAGAACCCCCACCAATAGTATTTGCTCTATCTAATTCTCTTGAATGATATGAAAAAGGTAGTAAGGGTAAGTCTTCTATTTTTGTAGTTTCAGTCACACCTGTATGATAAGCATAATCATCCCCTACACGGGATGGATAAAGAACTACGAGTTCTGTAAGATTTTGATGTTTCTGTGCAAATGAAGAATCTACGGATGCGTGAATTAATTGCGCTACTTCAGGTGCTGTCATAACTACGGACTTTGTAGTAGTCTTATCATACTGCTTTACAATATGTTGCTCGGTAATAATTCCCCCAATATTAATTGTTTTATTAGCGATACCTAAGTCTATTGCCATTGTAGTAGATTCACCTGTAATTAAACCCGACAAGGGAATAGGGATAGGGGCTACACTTCTTGTCGTAGATATTCCCACTGTTTCTGCTTTTAACATAATACGGTTGGTAATCGAACCATCTCCCGAATCTCCACGAGAAGCAAAGTTTAAGAAAACTGCATGGTCGTAACCATAGCCTGTATTTCCTGCATTTGACATTAATTCCTTTGTACTTACCGGCATTTTATCATCCTCTCATTCCCGTAGGTGAAAATCTATTCATACGCATAGAAATCTTTTGTCCTATTTTATCTGCGATTTGGTTTAACTCTTGTTCAGAAGCACCTATTCTTCCATTAACATGAACATGTATTGTATTCCCCATAGAACCACGGGTGTTTGTATTGTTTATAACTGAACTTCCACCGGGAAGTAAAACTGTTTCAGGCCCATTTTCTCCTACTAAATAAGCACCTCCTAATAAATTAGTTCCTCCTGAAGCCATTCCTTTACTCATTCCCGACCAACCTCCAATTGAGCCACCTATTACTGCACCCACTTTTAAACCAGCAAGAGTTCCACCCGGCCCAGCAAATGAACCAATAGCCGCCCCACCAATTCCACCAATAAGCACACCAGTTGCAACACCTGCACCAGTGCCTTTAATTGCTGCTTTGGGATTTTCTATTAAATTTTTAAATCCTACAATCATAGTGTCAACTGCACCATATATTAACCCCCATAGAACAGAAACTAAACCCCCCAATAATCCAGTAAGAATTATCCCTAAACCTGAAAGAACTGTCTGAGTCACCGACAATAGAAGAGGTAAAAAACTTAGTGCTACTTTCGTTAAACCTTTTAACATTTTTGACCCATCTCCGGAGAATAAACCGTTGAGTAACATCATCAACCCGCTTAAAACTTTTGGTAAATGTTCCATAATTCCCTCTAATCCACTGGCAAAATATCCCTTCATTGAACCTATTACTTTTCCTACTTCTGATAAAGCCTCTCCAGTTTTTTCAAAGAAACCAATTTTTTGTAACATGTATATAATTACACCAAGACCTGTTATGGCAAATAAAGCATACTTAAAAAATGAACCAGCCATCATAAGAGTATTTTTTAACATAACCATATTACCTTTACTAAAAAACATTTTAAAACCTGCTTGAAAGGTTTTAAATCCCTCTATAAATTTGCCGAACTTTTCGTCAAGTTTCTTTCTTATTATTTCAGAAGGTGATAAATCTTGAAATGACCTATTTCCAGACCCGCCAAATGTTTTAAAACCTGCATTTTTTATCATGCCTTCAACATTATCATTAGAAATGGCAATTTCTTCAGATATTTTATCTATACTATCAGAAAGACCTGCGCTTCTTGCCTCATACAAATCTATTTCGGCTTTTATTCTTCTTTTTTCACTCTCTTTTAAGTCTTCTTTGTCTAATTCCAGTTTAGCAAAAACAAGTCTTACATCTGATGCAGTCTTTTCTACTTCAAGTGCTGATTGCCTTTCTTCTAATTGTGATGTAGTTTTATCAGCCATTAAAATACCAGCCTTACCTAAGAGATTTCCTCCTGTAAGACCTTGACTTCCGTAATTTTGCTTTACGAAATTTTTTCTTGCGACCTTAAATACTTTATCATCAGACTTAATAATTTTTTCTTGAACAGTTAAAAATTTTTCTTTTGTAACATTTAAAGCCTTTTGAAAATCCATAGTTCTCATTAGGTGTTTAATTGAAGCATCATTGTAGAACCTTTCTTTTTCCATAGCAGACATGTTTCCGTCGCCCATCGCTTGAGATAATTTATACAATCTTCTTTGAACATCTTCTTTTCTTTTTAAACCTTCAATCATTTCTTGTTCTTGTTTAAGGTCTTGCTTTTTTGCTATAACTAAATATCTAAAAACAAGCAACATAGAAGAAAGTTGTTGCATTAATTGATAAACGCTCGGAATACCAGCAGTTGCTCTTGTAATAATACTTCTTACAATACCACCTTTATTAGCAATAGAAGATAAGTCTGAAAGGCGAGTTACCATATTTACAGAAGCCGCTTCTGTTTCTAAAAGTAATTTATTAACATCTTCCATTCCACCCTTGAGAGCATCCATTTCTCGGCGTAATTTATTCATGTCCATATAATCACTTCAATTTACTTTTTTCTAACTGCCTCGCTTCTTCTTCTTTAGAGATAGCAAACATAACCATAAAATCCCGAACCATAGAAAAAGGCATTTGGTATGCCTCGGCGGGACTAATACTAAGTTCCTTTGCCAAGATATATAAAGTTATCCGAGAAGCGATAACAGGAGAATCTATTTTTCCCCCAGTTAAGGCTGTTCGGTAGGTTCTTTTAAATCTTCATCCCCCTCAAGAGCGAAAGGGTCGGGTAAGATTTCTTTAATTTGATTACCAACATAAGGTGTAAGTCTAATAAATTCAATTGGTGAAAGTTGAGGTTCTGTTTTATCAACGAATGCTTCCCAAAGGTAGCGGAATAGTGTGTCCATTTCAAGAGAAATGTCTTGTGTGCGTGAATTTAAATTAATAAGTTTAGCCTGTGCTTTCTCCAGTTGTAAGAAGGTAGGTTCTTTAATCCAAACCTTTAGGTATTCATCACTGTCAGGGGCTACTCGAACATAATGCAATACGCTTTCACTTGTTGTAAATAGGTTACTCTTATTTTTTACTGTCTTTTTATCCATAGGTATTCACCTTGTTAATAACTACGCAAGGGTTGGTCTTTAAACTTATCCTTGAATAATCCAATTTGTTGCATGAGTGCATGTGTGCAACTCAAGAGGTTGAATAGTCCAATTAACTGTAATTGGGCCTTTGTCATTTGTAAGTGGGAAGTCTGCACTTGTCACCATGTAGTCCTTGAAAACCATTGACAATGTTTCATCATTGGTTGTAGTGTCTTTGGTAAAGGTAAGTTTAATTTGATTGCCGTCAGTTCCATTGAGAGAGGTAGCGGCATTGTTTCGCAGTTCTTCAAAGAGAAGATTGTCAGTGACTAATCCTGTAAAGGAGAGACTATAAACTCGTTGACCTGCTATATGTGTTTGACTGTTCTTATCATAGCGACCAATAAATCTCTTTGGTTGTAGGCTGTTTGAAATATCCAAAGTCATGTTCTCGATGCGAATATATTCCTGTCCAAACATTTCAATAGTGCCATCGGAGAAGAAAAAGGGTCGTAATTGTTCTTCGCTAATAGATGATTGCCCCCCTGCTGGAGAACCAAAGTTAACCCAATCTTGAAGGTCGGTAGTTTTGTTTGCTGTCACATAATTGTTTGGTGCAGTAAATGTATTCTTTGAGTTAAAATTAACTGTCATTTTCATTTCCTGTCCGGCATCTGCTGTAAGATTAACACTTTCAACTTGACAACCGGGGTAAATCTTAGAATAAACTGTTTCCGAAATATCTCTTGCTACGCTGTTAACAGTAGTCGAAGTAATATCAACTTCTTCCGTAGCCATACTTGCTGGCTTTTTAAGTGTGTATTCAAGAGCAAATGAAGGTAGGTCTGCTGTATTATTTTCACTAAAGGTGTAAGTAATTTTATTTGTTTGAGTAAGATTAACACTTTTAATATTTGTATCATCCATACCCTTTTGTTTATTTAGTGGGGGGCAGACTACATTACCAATTGTTCGGTGAAAACCTGCTGTATTTACATTAGAATCATAGATAAAATTATTTCCAGTAAGACTGGTTGAAGTAAAGAAATCATCCGAATCCATTGTCACCGAACCTTGATTAGATACTGTGGTAATTTCTTTTGAACCTAATGCGTAGTAAAGCCATGAAAAGTTATTTGCAGATAAGGAAAAAGAACCATTGGAGGTAGTTTCTGCACCTTTAAATTGATAAGCCATATTTCTACTGCCTGAAGAAAGTGCAATTTGTTTCATCTCAACTGCTGTTTGAGGAATTGAAACTGAGTCGGTAAGTCCAATCCAAGTATCGGAAAGAAGTCGAGGATTAGAACCGTCTTTAGGTGCTGGAACAGGTGCGCCAATATGTTGAATAACACCGTAGTAATTTGTTGCTGTTGATGCAATTGCTGAATCAATAGTATTTGCTACTGTAATTGTAGTAGCCGTATTTGAAACAATCATGGCCTTGTCAGTAAAAGTGTTGTCACTGTTTAAATAAAATTCTAAAATACACCCACGATATAAATTAGGAACAAGAAGAAGTTGCCCTGTAAAAGAGGAGTTAAGAGTAAAAACTGCATTGATAGCAGGAACTGTGACAAGAGCAATTTCAATAACAGGGTTTGTTCCCGATGAAGTAAATGTCACTTCATCTCCAACAGAACTAATATTATATGAACTACCTCCGGCTACAACTGTGACGGCTGTAATTGCACCACCAGCAGTATTTGAAGTTACGGTTACACCGCCATTAACATCTTCTGTTGTATTTGCAACATAACCACCTACGGTATTTGTAATAGTAAGAACACCTAATGCTCTTGAAACTGAAACATCTTCACCACTTAGGGCTTGAAGAACCATTTCTGCAATTTGACTTCCAGAGGTTCCCGAAGCAATTGAAGTAGAAACCGTAATATCTCTATCTGCGCCTGTGGCTTTAGGAGATTGGTCTGAATCATTTAAAATAACTGCAACTGTTTCTGTTCCATCAACACCTGCAATTGAAAGAGTAAAAAATCCATCCTGTCCTCCCGGCCCTACTCCATCTTCGTAATTAGTGGCAGTAGCATCTATAAAAGTTAAAACTGTTGTATGTGCTGAAAGGGTTAAAAGTAATTCTCCACCTGTTCCTGTTGCAGGTTGTCCTGCAACAATACCATCACTATCAATTGTTGTTTGACTTGCTAAAATTTGAGTTCCGGCAGTAGTAGCAGTAGCAGAAGCAATTGCACCAGTAGAACTTGAAGCATTTGCCACACTCGCAAATGTTCCTAAAAATATATCTTGTTCAGGTATCATAGATACCATCGCCCCGCTGTCCATCCATACTTCGTTACTTACCATTTTTAGTCACCTTTTATTACAAACTGTTGGCGAATCTTTTCATAGTTACATTTATTCTATATCCAAATATTCTTGATTTTTTGTCATTAGCGTCAGTTCGGCTTCCCAGTATAAGATGTTTAATGTTTTCTTCTAAACTACCTGCACTTCGGAACCAGCCCCTCCGGTTTGTTTCAATGATGTATCGCACTATCTTATAAAGGTTTTCTATTCTGTCACGACCAAAAGTAGAACCAGTAGGTGCAACTCTCGCATTATCATTAGTTCGTCTATCATCTTGTTTTGTCCTAATACTTACAGACATTTCATGTGTCTCATTTCTTACAGACCAATCACGAGTAGGATATTCAACAGTTTGAGAGTTTTGCATTACTACAATAACATCTAAAGAAGGTGTAACTCCGTCTGCTGTAACTTCTGTAGCGGCACTAATTCTTACTCTATTACCACCTCTTCCCGGTTTTGCAGTATTACGAGTAGAACTCATATCTCGTATATCCATAATCTGAGGTTTAACTCTATGAATTGCAGGAATAGCAGAACCTAAAGCAGTAACAGCGGTATTCCAATATTCGTCAAGTAGTGTAACTAAATATGTAACTTCATCCACGATTTCTCCTCTCCCTTAATTCTCTTTCTGTAATCTCTTCCGTATAGTCTTCGGTTGTTCCATATCCACCCATTACCTCATCACCTACACCCATTTCGTAGTCCATACTTTCCGCATACCATTTGTCATAAATAATTTCTTGAACTAATGATATATCTTCTAATGAATTTTTTGCCTGTAGTTCGGCAGTTCTTTGTAATATAATGTCTTTCAATAATTTAATTTCTTCAAGACCTGTATCTCTTATATCTATCCCCATTTCATAAGCAATATCAGACCAAGTTAAATTAGCAATTCCCTCCATATCCCTTAATTCAACACTATCCATATTATACATTAATTGGTCTAAAGTATCAATAAACTTTTCAGAAATAGACATTCTATTCTGTGTGTTTTCTCTATCCAGTTCTAATTCAAATAAATAACTATTAATCAACTCAAGCATTTCTTCTAACTGTTCTGATAAAATTTCTATATCAGTAACATTTACTCTTCTTTTTTCCTTTTCAATTTTATGTTGAGTTAATAAATTAAGTATTTCATCGGGTTCTAATTTCAAGATTAATGGAGATAATTCAACTAATAAACCATTTGCGCTATCATATGTCAAGTTAATTTCTTCCACATATTCTAGGGTAACTGTAACATATTTTAAAATTTTAGGATAACCATTAACAATATTATTAATATTATTTGTTACAATATTTTTTAAATATTTTTCAATTTCAACTACTTTATATTCAGGTATTTCAGGGGGTATAAAATCATCAGACAATGGATTATTTTCAGGTTCTATGTCCTGTATTTCTATTTTTAAAATTGACTCCCAATTCATTCAAAAGCCTCCTCTATTCTTCTTTGAATAACTTGAACAACTTCCTGTTCGATAATCTGTTCCATTATTTCATCGCTCATTTTTTCACCCAAAGTTCTTTCGGTGTAGTCCTGTATATCCTCATTTTGCTGAACAACAGTTTCTAATATAGTCTCCATATCGAGTTGAACCATTCGCATTTTTTCTAAAATTTTACGAAACATCTCTACGACCCCGTTTTCCTCTCACTGGTTTTAATTTACCAGACTTATCTTTTAATTTTTTTTGTGTTTCAAGAAGTTTTATTTTCTTTTCTTCTGCTTCTCTCATTTTAGACCCAAGTTCAGCCGCTTCTCTTAAATTTAAATCTCTGGATTCTTGGTCTTTAATTGGTATTTCTCTTGGAACTAATTTAGCCTTTTCCCTATCCCATTGAGAGTCGGGATTAGCGGCTTCTAATTGACGAATATTTTCTTCTTCTGTAAGTTCTTCCTCATCCTTCTCTCTTAAATCTCTGGATTCTTGGTCTTGTTCTACTAATTCAATTATCATATCTGTAATTCTATTTCTTAATTCAGACTCACTATTAAATACTTCATTATCTGATAATTGAATGTCTCCCTCTACTGTTGTAAAAACATAGTCTCCTTCTTGTTCTTGAAAAAATACATGGACATATTTTCTACTTAAATCCTTTGCTCTAAATGAAACATTTAATGTAATTTTACCATCACGGTCTTCACCATCTACAAGTCTAACATTTGTTCTTCTACCATATTTATCTAAAGGAACTTCTGCTCTAAGATTTCTTCGTAGTCGGGATTTAAAATTTTCCCAATCACGAAGTTTTAAATACTCGCCGGAACTTGTTTTTAACTTTTCAAGGTCTTTTTGCTGGTTTAATTTAACCATTTTGGCTGGTATCGTGGGCCGTGTCTTCCTAACTTTTTTCGTCACTCGTTCATATCCTTCAGGAAAACTTTTACCAATAAATATATTCATTTTTTCCTTAATTATAGCGTAATGAATCATATAGTGTCTTACCTGTTTGTTATGTAGTTTTTTATATTCATCAAATATACTATTTATTACATCTTCAATTATATATTCATTTTGATAACCTGTTTTTTCCACATGTTCAAGAAGTAATTTTTTAAAAATACTTCCTATAACTTTCGACTTGTTGGCTATTTTAAGAATATCCGACCACATAATTACCAATCCCTACAAGCCATACAACGGGCTGAATAATCCCCACCTTTACATGTAGAACATTTATGTCTTGCTCTAAAAGATTTTTTACGCTTAGTATTTCCTCGCTTCCCTGTTACTGAAACACCTCTTTGCCCCCAATGAACACGCTCATATCCACCTTTACCATTAGGAACGCAAGCCATCCATTTTTTACCCTTTCGAGTAGAACTTGCCTTTTTTGTTCTTTTATTACATTGTGATGAAGCCTTAGAAATATCTTTTCCATCACATCCACAGCCGCAACCTGAATCCATATTTTCAATATCAGGTTTAGATTTAGGTGGCTTATCTTTATCTTTGTATGGAATTTGTAATATCTGTTTTATCTTGTCGGAAAGAGTAGGGTTATTTTCATATTCGTTTTCCCCTGTTACATAATCTATGTCCTTTTCCATTTTCGGACTTATTTTTTTAGGCTTTACTTTACTGTAATCCTTTGCTTTTATAATTTCATATGTGGTTAATCTGGAATTAGGTCTGCTGGTTATTCTACCAAGATTTTGAAGTTTTCCATCTCTAATTAATTTACCAAATGCAGGTTTAATTTGACCTGTAAATTTATGATTAAGAAATTGAGTAAAACCCGCTAATCTTCCGTCTTCGGTTTCCGACCAATTGTTTTTCATGTATTGAAAAATTTCTTTTTTATTTCCTTCAATATCTTCAATAGTCACGCTTTCCAGTGGACTATTTTCTATATAATTACTAATACCCTCATATACCTTTTGTCTGTATATAGGGTAATTTACTCTACTACTCCCTTTTAATATTTCTTCCCACATATCAATCACTATCCAAATAATAAACCACTCGGCGTTTCATGCGTAGAATTTTGTCTACATCTGCTTTATAGGAATCGTATTTACTTTTTAAATCTATACCATTAGTAGAATCATTTCCTAATAAGACATAAGAATCATCACTTGCAATAAGTTCACAGGCGGTAAGTTTTGTAGCGGCATCTTCAATAACTGCTGGAACACGAATATTTCCACAAGTATATGTAACCTTTACTGAATGTTTATATTGTGAAGGAAATTCACTACGGAAAAAAATATCTCCCATATCTTTCATATCCCACCATGCGGCATTACGGTCATAGTCTTCTTTATTTGTAAATTGAGTGCGAGAATTAGTTCCCCCGTTAACTGCAAGTGTGCAATTAGAACCATCTGAACCGGGGAGTAAAGAAACAATTGTAATTGTTTCATCTTCTTCTAAATTAGCATAAAAGAAGTCGGATATATTATACGCGTTGCCTCCATCTTGTAAAGCCTTTTTAGCAGTTCCACCTGTAAAGGGGGCAGTAATTGTAGGCACTTGTTCATTAATAAGGTAGCAAATATCCTGTGCAGTAGTTCTTTGTCCGTAAGCCTTGTTAAACTTATCATTATCAGTGATACCTGAACTGTCAGGTGATAGAGTCCAAGTTAATCCTCCACCTGTAAGGACAATTGATGTAAGATTAGTATAATCATCTATTGTTAATGTTGCTACTACCGAGGCAATATCTGTATAAACTGAACCATCCCAAATAGCAATTCGCAAAATCTTACGAATATTTTCGTGATGTAGTCTTATTTTTCCAATGTAATCTTCATAAAAATATACCTGATTATTACTGCGAGCAAAATCGTGAAATTCATTTTCTATTAAATTGTCTCTCCAAGAAGAGTTTGTAAATTCATCAATATAATCTTCAGACCTACGCATTAAATCTCCAACTTCTGCTAAAGTGGGAGAAGTAGAAGAAGAAAAATCAGCAATACCTAATAGTGCGGCCACCTTTACAGCAGTTGTATATGCCCCACCACCTGTTGTATAATTTACAACATTAAGTCCGGAATCAGAAGGAGTCATCATCTTAACCATTAAATCACCATGTCCAGTAATTGTATTCTTTGTTCTATCTTATCTATAAAACCTTTCCTTACTTTATCTACGGCTTTACCCTTCACGGCAATATTTTTTCCTTCCGTAGTTATGTTATAAGTTCTTTTACCAGCCCCTTCCGATTGAGCAAAAGATTTTTGTCTTGATGTAGCAAAATCTACACCCGTTAAAGAACTTACAATTTTAATATCAAAGTTCTGTTGGTAATTTGAAACTGCTTGGGCTTTAACTCCAGAACTTTTTTCAGTAATAATTATTTCAAAATTAATTTTTCCAGCAGAAGTATATTTTGTAGGTTGCCCCCATTGTTTAGGGTTATTACTTTCATTAGTTAATGTGGCATAGAAAATATTTATTAATTTATCAATTTGATTTTCTCCCTCAAACATATCTAAATAACTAAATACTGATTCTTCAACATCTTCTGCATCTAATTTAAGACTACGGTTAAAAAACTCTGATAAAGACAAACGAAGATTATCAAAGTTCCCTTCATCTAATTCTCTATTATCTAATATATTTTTATACTGTTCTTCATATTTTTTACCTTGTTCTGTTTCAAATAAAGTTTCAAAGTTAGATTCTATTTCTTCTATTGTAGCAGGTTCGGTCAAATTTCTTAAACTTCTTATGTCTATGTCCAATAGTTCGTCGTAAGACTCTAATTGTTTTAATTGGTTTTCTGAATATGTTGGTTCAATAACTATATCTTCTGATTCATTGTTCCTTACTGAATCAGTATATGTGCCAAACACATCTGATATTTCACCACAAATATCTTTTAAATTTCTCAAATCTTCTCTCATGTTATCGTCAAGATTTCTTAAATCATCAACTATTTCTTCTCTTTCTTCTCCAACCATGAAGGGTTCTAAAAAGTTATTTAACCTTTCAATAATATTTTCATCACCCGTAATACCTTCATCTTCTAAATCTTGCTGTTCTTCTTCACCTACAAGAGATTGTTCTGCTTGGAGAGCCACGCCAGTTATTTGAGTATAATAAGTTTCTATTTCATCTTTTGACATTTCAATTGCTTCTACTTTGTCTAAAAAATCCGTAACTTCTTTAGGTATTTTATCAGGAGTTAAGTCGCTTAAAAGACCGTCTACTATGTCTTCTACTGTTTCTTCATATTCACCTCCAACTGGAATATCCATTTTAGAAGTAAAAGAACCTTTTGAAGATATTTTATCGTAAGGTTTTTTACCAGCCTTAACATCTAAAAAATCATCAACTGGAATCCAGTCTTGTTCTCTTGTAGTTAAAGTATATTTCCTTTGACCTCTACTAACTTTCATATCATAATCAAAACCTTTTGAATTTACCAAATGGTCTCTAATTACATTTTTTAATGAACTCTCGGAAACGGTTTCTACTCTTTCAACCATACTTGTATCTCTTGTTCTTGTTCCAACTTCAGGTAAATCAACATCTTCGACTCCTCTACGCTGAACTTCAACAACTTCGGGTGGATTTAAGTTATCTATATAATCATTAATTTGTGTATAATACTCATCGCTAATATTCATCAATTCACCTAATTCTTCTCCAGTAAAATTAACAGACTCCTCACCTTGCCTTAATGCTCGCCTTTCTCCCTTGACTGTTTCGGGAATAGTATAATTTCCTTCTACCCATTTCTTTGTTACCTTTCTTAGGAAAGTTTTCCACTTAATAGGTGATAAACTACCTAATACATTTAAGAAATCAAAATACTGTTCATCAGTCATTTCTTTTAAAATTAATCTTCTATTATTAGGAAGTCTTGGTATTTCACCACTTGTATCTAAACCCTTTATACCATTATTGTATGCCCAGTCTGCTAACATATCTCCCCATTGAGACTCTTCAGTTTCTGTTAATTGTATATACGGAGGACTACTTCTCTGAAAATCTTCAGGATATTTAGCACCTTCAATACCATCTAAGGCTCTAAATATATCATTTAATATTGCCTCTGCCCAACCCTCTCTCGCTATAACTTTTGCATTTGCTTTAACTTGAGAAGTTGTAGTGCCATCCTCTCCTACCTTTTCTGCAAATAATGATTTAATAGAATTAAACATATTGCCTGTTTTGATAAATTGCTTATAACCATGTTTTCCAATTGCTCTTAAAACATTTTCATCATTAATATCTAAGATAGAATAAAAATTTAAAGATTCTCCTTCAAGAACATCCCTTAAAGTCAAGGGGGTTCTTTCTGAATAACCAAAGTCTTCCAATAAATTCTGTGCTAAAGTATCGTCTTTACCGTAAAAATCTTCTAAATCCATATTTAGAACATCTTCAAAAGCCGTTTTGTTTATCTTGTCAAACTCTTTATCATTGTAATCAATTAAACCTCTCACATTTTCGTGGTTGGTTCTTATAAAGGTTGGTAATTTATTCTTGTTAATAGTTTCACTAAGAATATACTCTACCATTATACGCCTTGCTGTATCTATACTATACTTAGTATTATTAGGTATCGTATCATTATATGTTGGAACATTAGTCACGCACTCCACCTCAATTGTGTAGTGCAAAGATTTCTAAGTTAGACCAATTAGAAGAAGATATTTTAATACCATTTCTACAAACAACACCGAAACCACGATAGAAATATGTAGTATCTGCGGCTATGTGAAACTTACATATTAAATTAACAAGACTATGAAATTGTAAAGGGCCGTTTGTATTTCCACCTGTGGTAGATGCAGTAAGTTCAACAGTTGTTGAATCAGTAATAGATAAAACCTTTGTATCAACAGGAATGCCTGTTCCTGTAACTAAATCTCCTACTGCAAATGCCGATGAATCTTCGACTGTTACCGTAGGGTCATTATTATAAGTGCATATTTGAGTAGATGGGTCATTATTATTATCGGAAATATAGACAATGGCGGCTGTTGCCCCGTTGAAAACATTTACTCCTTCAAATGTTCCACCTTTAGTAGAAATATTTTGGTTATTGTTTATTACTTTCGTTGAATTATACGGCATATCTTTCCCTCTTATTTATCGTTAAGAAGCGTTAGGTATTAAACCTTACTCTTCTTCTAATACAGTTAGACCAAGTAGTGCGGCTTTGCTATCAGATAATTTATAAGAAATTCCTTGTTCTTTTAACCAAGCCTGTAAATCACGCTTAGTCATTGAAGAGAAATCAAGGACATCCGCTTCACTGACTTCTTCAACAATAGTCTCTTCAACAATGGTTTCTTCAACCAATGTTTCTTCAACCAATGTTTCTGTCTCAGCGGAGTCCAAGATTTCAAATCCATTCTTAATAAAAAATTCTAACAAACGCTCATCAACCTCGTAAGTCAATCCACCTAAGTATTGACTACCAAAGATTGTTTTTGTTCCACCTGTAATATTTTTTACTCTTAACATTTACTCACCTCATAGAAGACCGTATGCTCGGATTCTAAAAGTTCCTAAGTCACCTGTAACAACCGCACCCGTTGAAAGGGTGGATGGTTCAAGAAGTAAATATTCACCAATAGTTCCTGCAACAGTAGCATTACTTTGTAAAGCACCGGCGGTTGTAAGTTTGGTATTTAGTTTAACCAAATTATTTTCCTGTGCCATAACTTCAATGTGGCTTAGTCGGGAAAG